TTCAGTTTCCATTTGCTTTCCTTTGTTTTTGTTGTTGTTCAATTAAACGAAGTTTATCTTTGGTTATCTCTTTATCAGCTGCCATCTTACGCTCAGTATCTCGCATCTTTAATTGAGTATCACCTGCAGATTTTCTTACTTCGTTCTCAACTTGCATTACCTTGGCTTTAATACCCGATTGAACGAGTTGTCTTTCAAGGGTCTGCATAATTCCGTCTTGGTCTTTTACTTTTTCTTCCAATTCGGAAATTTGACTCTGCATTTGTGCATACAGAGATTTACGCTCGGCTATCTTGTCTTTTTGTCTTACATCTGTTTCAGCTAAGACAGCAATATCATCGACAACACCAAGCTTTAATAATTCTTTTAATTCAGCCAAATATGCCCAACGATTTACAGGAAGTGTAGAACCTCCAATAATGCGAACATCAAATTGACCAGTTTCATAATCTAAAAATTTTCCTACCGCCTCACCCATATCATTGTAAATAGGTTTGTTTATTTCAACTTGCTTTCCTTCTTCCATCATTGAATTTGGTTGGACCAGTCGAAATACCTTATGAGCCTTGTAAACGGCTTGTGAATAATCCTTTACTACTTTTCCAAGTTGAACCAAAGCTGGTTCAATAGATGCCTTCATCCATTGCTTTACTCTACGAGTTCCATATTCATCTAAAGCTAACATTCCACGATATGTTTCAGACTGCTCACTAGGATTTCCCATTGCTTGTGAATAGATACCAGCCAAGTATTCCATTTCATTTTTACCACCTTCAACAATATTGGCAAAAGCATTTGAGAGTTGCATTGGCATAACAGGCGTAGGCGTTTCATAGCCACTATTAATTGGGAGTAATGCTCCAGGTGAAGCACTATATTGTTCCCAATAAGCAGTATCAATTGAACCTTCTTCATACATCCAACGAAGACTAGAGCCTAATGATGCATTGTGTACCATAAGCTGGTGTGCTTTGTTAATCTCTTTCTGCTTACCGACTAAAGGGGAAACTGCACTCATTGCAAAAGGTGTACCAGTCCATTTATATGTGAAAGGGATGATTGGATAGTGTTCACTAGGAAGGTCGCGTTCCTTAATGAACTGGTCACCAACAGTGCATGTTAATTTAACAACATGCTTATAAAACTTCACAGCGTCAACTATATATTTTGAGGATGCTGGATCTTTTAATAAAATATTATATGCTTGTTCAGATAATACATTGTTTTCTGTTAAGGTTAATTCTTTTTGAGCCTCATATAATAATTGCTGAGACATTTGAGCTAATTGAGCTTCATTCTGTTTTACCGCTTTTTCAATCTCCAAAGCCATGCGTTCGGGTATCATTTCTCCGTTATCTACTGCTTGTTGTAACTGCATCTGCATCTCTTGAAGTTTTACTTCCATTTCTTGCGAGGCTTCTTCCATCTGAATCGATATTTGTTCTTGTGCTTGTTTCAGGTCTTCAGGCTTTGGAGGGATTTGAATAAATACATTGTAAAAAGGTCTAGCCTCTTTTTCAAAACATTCGATATAATCAATCAAAGGAGAATCACCACCATCCTTATTATAAGCCTCATTTATATCATTTGTTTGAAAGTCAGCAGAAACAATTTCTCCAGAAGAATAGTTGTATTCTGAAAAAGTTCCTGTTGCTTTATTAATTTTTAATTTATACTCAGGGTAAAGACTTATTAATTGCTCTTTAGGCATAATTTTACGAATAAGAATATGACTAGCATCTCTAAATAAAGGATCTCTTGACTTCGGGTCCACCCATAAGTCGAATGAGTTTGGATTTTTTATAACCACCTCACCCATTCCCCTGTCTTTGTTTGCATCAACATCGACCATTAAATAACCGATACTTTTTGTTACCGCATCATTAATCACATTTGAATACAAAGTTGCACCATCCGACTCAGACCAAATGTAATCAGCAACATCAGAAAAAACAGATGCCACATCACTATCACTTCCTTCTCTAGCTACGGCTTGCCATCTAGGATTATTAGCCGTAGCGTAGAAATTCAACATCTCAACAACAGGAATAATTCGGTTTACAGTAAATGTAGGCATACCTTGTTCTGTCAAGGCCTCATGCTCTTCTTTGGAAAGCTGATTATCTAAATAGAAATCATATCCTTCTTGATTAACTGTTTCCCAATCAACTCTGTGTTGGTCATTTAAAGAATCAAATAAGTTTTTGATTCTATTTGCTTTGTCCTTTTGTGTCAAAATTATTTTCCTTCAAATAATCCTTCAACAACATCAGCAACTAAATCGACACATTTCTCAAAGAACACTTGTTCTTTTTCCTCTGAAACAAAAGGAATGTCAATTTTTTTATTTATCTTGGTTGCCAAATCATCTTGGAACTCATCGGATTGCACCCATTTGATTGCATTAGCTTTAAATTCGTCAGCTTGTTTCTCAGCTACTTTAAGCATGATGACTTTTAAGTCCATATTCTCTCCTTACGCTACAACCCAGTTTTTTGCTCTAGGTTTGTATTTTGAATAAATACCTTGTTTAGAAAGAGTTAGGTTTTTAGGGGGTGAAGCGTATTTACAGGCGTAAGCTAATGAGTCAATTGTATCATCATGAGCCATGCGGGGACCAAAAGTTAACACTTCATGCTCTAAATCGAAATGAGTTTTTCTAATATGTACAGAACCAATTGCAAATCGTTGTGCGAGGATGCCCTGAATTCTGTCTAATTTGCTCATTCTTGTGCCAGGTTTTTCTTCTTTGAACTTGACACTAAAATCATTTCTTCTTCTCATCTCACTTCGAAGTGCTTGAAAAATAGGTCTAGACATTGTTGTATCTTCTACAACAAATAGATTTGGACTATATTGTTCTTGCATTTGAAACATGTAATCAACAATGCCGATCTTTCCTTCGCCTGGGATTCCAAGCACAGGAAGACCTCTTTTGCGAATATAGTCTAAAACATAAACATTGTTATGCTCATCTACACCAACAACCATAATAACAGAATAGTCAGAAGTAGACCTCATTGAATCTGTTGCGGGGTCAACTCCAGCAAATACATTTAATGGAATTTCTGTTCCGTCGTGATAGAACATTGGAACACCAGTTTCACTATCAATGCTAAATTTTCCATCGTGATACTTTAAATGCCTTCGATTAAAAATAGAATCCTCTTCACTTTGAACTTGCATCATATATTCCTGATGAAATTTGTGAGGCATACCCGAATCTTGATAGAATTTCTTTTTTTCTTCTAGCTTTGAATTTGGAAACCAACTACTCCACAAAGAATTTCCTTTTTCATCAATCGCTTTGTAGGTAATTACATTCCAAGCAAAATCTCGCTTTTCTTTTAGAGCCTTGTCGTGATTTACTAGTAGATTATTAATAAAGCTATCAAAATGCACAGGTGTACCATTGATACGGAGCCTACCAGTATGAGGCTCCAAAGCAGGATAAACAACCGCAGTGATAAGGTTTGCGTTCTTTGATCTACTTTCTGGAGTAAGTGTATTATTCTCATCTTCAAAATCATCCAATATTATCAGGTCATATCGTTTGTGCAGTTTTGCACCACCACGAATTCCTGAGATGTTCGATTTACAAACAAGCTTACATCCGTTCTGCAATTCAATATCTTCTTCAGTCCACTTCTTGCCTTTTTGTTGACCGAAGTAATAATGAATTTTATCATTGTATTCTAAATGATATTTCACATAGTCCATATTGCCTGTCGCAAGTTTTTGAGTAGCAGATACCCACCCATAGAAATGTGGCTCTGTAGAGAAAAGAAAGTCATGGAGGATAGAGGCTTTTGTAAGTACGGTTTTTCCATGACCACGAGGTAATATAATAGCCACCTGTTTATCTTCAGGGTCGTTAATGGCATCTGCTACTTCATAATGAAACGGAGGTGTTTCACTCCGCATAAAGTCATCGGGTAAAAATAGTTTCCCGAAACTAATTAAATCTTCTTTTGCTAATTCTAGTGCTTCTTCTTGTACACTAATATTTTCTATTTTTGTCATTTTTACCTTGGTATAAGCCATGAGCTATTCCAAAGGGTGCAATCGCAGGGAGTTTGTTATATAAATTTTCAATTTGTGGATGACCTAATACTCTTCTAAGACTTGTATATGGATCACTTACAGCTTCCATATCTCTTAGTTTTACAAATCGACTAGCAAGATTAGTTGGAGTTTCGCCAAGTTCATATCTTAATTGGTCTATTCTTCTATAGATTTCTTGAGGAATTTTTAAATACTTATGCGTCTTTCTATCTGTAGCAGTTAATATACCACCAAATTCTCGATACATTGCCCCAGGCTGAACTTGAGCACCAAACTTATAAGTGGCTTCATCTAAAGAACCTCTAATCATTCTAAGTACAGGTTCTCCTAATGCATCATCCAATCCAAATGTTAAACCATGACCATATTCATGAACTCCAATACTTTTTAAAAACATTTTAGGAGTTAGGTTATGTGCAATTGCTGTATGTCTGAGTATATCATAATTATCATATATATCACTCAAAGCAACATTATTTATAATTGGAATTTCTTTATATGAACTTGTAGCATAATCATAATATCCACCGCCTCCTCCATACATATATGAACCAGCGGCACCTTCTGAAGCTTTTCTATTAAATGTTATTTTAGATAGATCTATTCTACCCTTACTTGCTTCTGCTGGACTACTATGTTTTTTAGGGTCAAAAAATTCTGCATGACCACGTTGCATATTCATTTGGTCTTTCATTTTTTCAATATCTTTTCCTCGATATGTTTTATACCAATCTTCTATCCAATTTTTTCCTTCTTTAAAAGATTTTTCTAGTGAAAAAGAACCATCTCGCAATTGTTCTAAATCCATTTGCCTACTATATGGGGCATCACGCCATTTCTTCATAGTTTTTATTGTAGTTCTCATGCCTTTTTTAACGGGACCTGGGATAAAAGGAACAGCCATAGCTAAATTCAATAACGAGGGGTCATCTGCTTTTGTAGGTGTTCCGAGTAATTCTAAAACGGCTGTTATCTCTTCGTTTAAAGGAGGCAATTCCTTTGAAGTTTTATATTTACCCTTTGTTATTTTTCCTAATAAGGTCGGCTTACTCATCGATTAACCCTCTCTAATAACATATTTTCTCTTTTTTCCTCCCAAGCCATAACACTAGGAAAAGAAACATTCTTATCATACTTTGAATCAAGCCACTTCCCTTTTTCAAAAACAAATCTATCAGGGTGAAAATCATCTTTATATTTAGATGGCCATTTGTACATCTGCTTACCATCATCCCATGTTGGGTCTGCTCCATCATTATACGCAGATTCATAATCATAAAAATGTTTCCAATGATAAGGGTCTGGATTTAGCCTTAACTTATTTGACCAACCTCCGTACCACGATTTAAAATCTTTACCTTTTTCCATTAACCCTACTCAAACTACCTTTGATTTCAGATACTTGATTATCCAAATCGTTAATCTCTTTATTAAGAGCATCAAATTTTCTATCCAACTTATCATCTGAAGAATTCCACCTCCCTATTAACTTGATTATCATTCCTTCCATATTCTCTAAGGTTTCTGACTGCCCTTTGTTTTCCACCTTTAAATTCTGCAAAGCCTCTGCCTGTTCGTTCCCTCTTTTGTTCATCGAGTATACCATGAACATAAACATAGCTCCTACGACACCTATCATACCCGCTTCTGAATAGATCGCTAAAAAGTCCATTACTACTTTTCTTCAATTAGTGGTCGCTGTGCAGTTGTTAAAGAATCTTTATTAAATCCTTGAAAGACGGCTCCTGTAAGTGCAGTTACCTTGGTCCCTTTTGGAACTACATCGGCAGCATCCCACAACATTTGCAATGCTTTTAATCTATCCGATGCTCTGTCACTTAATTCAAGTTCATCTTTTGCTTTTGATATTAAAAATTCTAGGTCGATGCCTAATTTCTTAAAAACATCATCTAGTTCTTCTTTTACAGCCATAACAACTCTTTCCTGTTTAACTAAAATAGCAGAGCGTTCTTTTGCATACGCAACATTGTTTGTTTTGTATACTTTGAGATAGGCTTCCTCAGGAGACATTCCATGTGCTACATATTTAGCAAACAAGAGTTCCTGGGTGGTGAGGTTTTTGCGGTCACGAATTGAATCCAATGTATTCTTATCGCCACCAAATGAGTAAATGTTTCTTCTTTTAGAAGAATCCATTTTTATACTCGGTTTACAGATAAAGGTTCCAGTACAAGTACCGACATAACGGAAACGAGTCTTACGAAACTTTACCCATCCTTGGCGTAGAATTTCGATAACAGAACCATCATCACACAATACCCAATCTCCAATTTCCCCAACTTTCCAATCAGGTTGAATTACTACAGTATTAGGTACCTCTGTTGGATCATCGTAAACACGATGCGTTATTTTCTTTACCGAATATTCACGCATCCCCGATAATAAACCCGTTATCTACGCCAATGGACATTAATTCATCATAGCGTTTAGGGTAATTATCGTAATGTGGGGTAATACATTTATTTAATAGGATAGTATCCTCAGGTAAAGCAATATCAGTACCATCTTTCTCTATATATTCCTCGATGGACTCAATATCCTCTAACTCTTCATTATACCTTATGGTTAGAACGTACTTTTTCATATGGGAATTTACACAGGATTGAAATATCTTGACTTTTACCCGTTTTACCCTTAACTTGGGAATGAGGTCAGGCACACACAATACACAATAAGCAGACCCAATAATTTAAAAAACCCCATTATCCCTAACAACCTCCTTTTAGGGATGGATTATACAAACAGATCAAACTTCAAAAATTGTAGGATTTTAGTATTCAGTTAATATTGTGTGGTATCCCCCTATGCGTAGTCTTTGAGATTCGAGATTACGTTATCTTTCATTGAATCTCATTAATAATAAACATAGGAGGCAATTATGTCTACACAAAGTTCAACAACTATCCCAGTATTTCTTAATCAATCACCTAAGACTGATAGGTATTACTTCGCAGCCCAGTCTTTCAAATCAACAACCATCAAGGATTTCAATGGCGATGCGTTTGAGACCCTATCACCTGTGGGCAACAGCGACCTTCGTAACCTACCAGCTGATGCCATTCGTTCATCAATCCTTCCCATCGAATGGAACAGCCTATCTCGCGCTGAAGTTGTGGCCAAAGTTGGTGCATCAGCGAAGATTGACTATACCACTGGTAAGCTTACGCTTGTACCACCTACGAAGTAGTCATCGTAGTTTGAATTGCAGGGGCTAACGCCCCTGCTTTTTTTATTCCAACATAAAACAGATAAAAGGAAACGATATGACCAACCAAAACAATTTAAATCTTGAGTTCAGCTTGATAACAGTAACAGTTATTATGCTTTGCTTCATCTATTTGTTCTTAGCAACTGCATCTGAACTTATTAGTACACAAGAAGAATTAACCTATTATAAGACACACTCAACATTAAACACTACAAAGGAGATATAACTTCATACATCTTATTAAAAGACACCTAAGAGCAAGGAAATTAGAGTACTTGCTTCGTGAAATAGTATTTTGCGAGTATTGTACTACAAGTATTAACAAACCATTATTAGAGCTATGTCAAAAGACATTGAACGACATCAAAGAAGATGTTGACACATATAATTGGCGCAACCAAAACGACAAGGAAAACTAATGAATAAACCAACAGATATACTCACCAAACTGAAACAGATGAAGTGGAATGGGAAACTAGCAATACACACATTTAAGGATGCAATGGCTAGAAAAACCAATCCGAAAGCTTTAGGAGATGAATCATATTTATTATATGTAAGTGAAATTAAATCTATAGAAACATCTATAAAGGGAATAGAACTAGCTATTGAGTTCATTCGTAACGAACAAAAGAAAGAGGGATAAAATGGAAAAAGTAACAAATAAAGAAATATTAGAAAGCCTCAATGTACCTGAGGACACAAATGGGTGCAACTTAGATTGTTGTAAACCTAGTGACGATTACATTGAAGTAATAAAGGCTACAAGAAAAGAACTATTTGATATGATAATAGAAGAAGAAATGTAAGAAAGGACTATAAGATGAGTACAAAACTAGATAGAGAAATAAGATGTAAATGCGGAAAGTTTTGGGGGCCAGTTTATTTTAGAATGAGCAAGAAATGTAATCGTTGCAGAACAATGGTTGCAGCTCGTGGTCAACTAAAAACAATGAGCAAATAGCAACACAATGCTCAAAAATTAAAAGCCTACCCATATCTCCTACGACTAATAGTCTCGGCTTAAGGTCTTGAAAAAGATAAGAACTAGTCATG